GCATATAACACCTTATACAAAAGAACATGGAGAATTTATATTATCATGTCAAATGAATCATAAAATTTTAGAAGCTGATTCTAAATGGATAAAACTTATGGGTGATGCTAAAAATTTAGAACAAGATAATTTATCATTTACAGCTATATCAAATAACAGACCAATAGTTTCTGCAGGTATGAAAATGGTTTGGGGTAAAGTAGCTGAAGGTTGGGTTATTGGTACAGATGAAATGTGGAAACATCCTATTAGCGTTGCTAAAATAATAAAAAGAGATTTTGCTAGAATTGCTAAAGAACAAGATATAGAAAGAATACAAACAGCAGTTAGAAAAGATTTTGAAACTGGAATAAGATTTGTTGAATGGTTAGGATTTGAAAGAGAAGGCTTAATGAAAAAATGGGGATTTGATGGTACAGATCAATATATGTATGCGAGGATTATATAGTGAAAATTTATAATAAAATAGTTTATGATTTTGACAATAATATCATAGAAGAAGATTCTTATGAATATGAAGGACCAGTAACATTAGCCGGTCCAGTAGCACCTTTTGTAGGACCAGCAGTAGCAATAACAATGGGAGCAGCTCAATACAAGGCTCAAGGTAAAATTGGTAAATTTAATCAATCAGTTGCAAATAGAAATGCTTTAACTCTTGAAAATCAAGCTGAACAACTAGAATCTAAAAAAGAATTTGACATAGCTCAATTTCAAAAAGAATTTAGACAATTAGAAGGTGAAACTACAGTTGCACTTGCAAAATCTGGAGTAGAACTTGGAAGTGGTAGTGCTTATAATATTGAATTATCAAATGCTTATGAAGCAAAATTGCAAGAAAATTTAATTGAATATAATTCTAAAGTTGCTCAAAGTAATAAAATGGAAGAAGCTAACTTTGCAAGAATTAGAGGTACAATGGCAAGAAATAATGCTAAGATGGCTCAAATAAATACAATAGCACAAACTGGAACAAGTTTATTAAAAATGGGGGGATATACAGGATAATGCCAAAAATACCTACTTTCCAAGCTAAAGGATCAATAGAACAATTACAAGGTACTACAACCAATATTCAAATGGGTTTAAATAATACTCTTGCAAGTGCTTTAGCACCTGTAACACAAGCTGTTGTTGATTTTAAAGTAAAAGAAAACGCCTTACAAAATCAAACAGAAGCATTAAGATTAGGAAATGATTACACTACTGATATGTTGGCAGTTACTAAAACTATTGAAACTGCTACAAATAAAGAAGGTCAGCCTTTATATGCAACAAATCAAGAAGCAGCAAATAAATATTTAAAAGAACAATCGGATATTTTTATAAAAAAATATCAAGCATTAGCTACCAACACAAATGTAAAAAATAAATTTACTAACTCTGCTTTATCTCAAACAAGAAAATCTATTTTTCAAACTAATAGTTATGTATCGCAACAAATTGTTGCTTCTTTAAATAATGAATATACAAAAGCAAAAGAAAATTTTCTTATTACATCCCGTACAGATCAAAGTGGTGTTGCAAGGGGAACTTTAAAAGATGATTTAACAAAATTAGCTATAGACACTTTTAGAGATCAAGTATCTCCAGTAGAATTAAATATATTAATAGAGAGTATTCCTGCAGAAATTCAAATGTATGATGGTTTAAAAGATGTAAAACAATATCCTAAAAGAACATACCAACTTTTAAAAGATAAAAAATATTTACCAGCTTTAAGTTCAGATCAAAGAGAAAAAATAATAAATCAAGCAGAAGCTATTTTAAGACCACAACTAACTACAGAATATAATAATTACCTTAAATATGTAGCTGATGGAAAAACACCACCAAAATTTGATTGGGAACTTGTACAGCAAGTTATGCCAGTTAAAGTTGCAGAACAAATGATGATGAACAAAACTGTTACAGAAGGTATGGTTGATAATGTTAAGTTTCTTTCTACTTTACCTCTTGCTGAATTAGATCAAACTGTATCTGATCTTATAAAAACTGCTTATGATACTTATCCTTTTGAAATTGCTAAAAAGAAAGAAATATATTTAACAGAGGTAGTTTTAAAACAAAAAACAGAATTAGAAAATAATCCCGCAGGATTTGTATTAAGAACAAATGAAGATGTTCAAGCTAAAGCTGAAGAACTTGCGGCTATGGAATCTGATGGTGCAGCTTTTACAGCACCTAATCAATATGACCCTTCTGCTTTAGAACAAACTCAATTAGAATTTGTAGAATTATTATTAGAAGAACAAGAAAAATTAGGTGTAAAAAATAAAAAAGTTATGACAAGCAATATGTCAAAACAATTTGTTGAACAATATTTGGAAGCAGCAAAAAATTCAGATAAGAAAAAAATGAATAATATGATAGATAGTTTAGTTACTAGCTATGGTAAAAATCAAAGTCTGGCATTAATGCAATTAAATGCAAATGGTTTACCTTTTGGTGCAGAAGTTTATGGTGTTTTAAAAAATACAGAACTTGCAAATATAGGTATGAGTTTTGATACAGAAGCTGAAAAAACAGAAATAAAAGAATATTTAACATCAAATGATTTAAGTTTTGATGATATAAAAAAAGAAATTAATGAAGGCATTAAACCTTTTTTAAATATGGTATTATCAAATACACCATTTGATAGTTCTGAATCAAATCCACAAACTAATAAAATAAGAAATTTTTTAACTTTTGTAGCATCACAAAAATTAATTGGCAATCCAGAAATGGATCAAAGTGAAGCTGTAGAATATGCAGTAGAAGCGTGGAATGATAATTTTGTTTTAGCTGATACTTATTATGTTAATAAACAACAAGGTGATGAAAAATTTGATGAAACACAAATTGGAAAATATAATGATAAACTTAATTTTATAAAAAATTTTTATTTAGATGAGATGAATATTGTAGCTTTTAAATCAAATGAAGAAACTGATCCTGTAAAATTATCAGCAAAAATGTATTCACAAATGCTTATTAATGGAGAATGGAGAAATGCTGCAGATGGAGAAGGTGAAGTTTTTGGTATTGTTCTTGATGGTAGTTTTGCACCTGTATTAAATGAAAAAGGAGAACAAATAACTTCAATTATTACAGATAAATCTAATTTTATTCCGGGAACAAATATTGTTATAGATTATGATAAACCATTTGAAAATGATGTAGAAGATAGTGTTAGTAATTTAATTACTGTTTATGAAAAAGCTGCAGAACTTGCTAGAAAAGAGGGTATAACCTATGAAGAAGCTCTCAAACAAATAGAAAAACCAATAATTCCAAATATTGAATTTGATGATGGAAAAAAAAACTCTAAAAAACAAATAGATGATAAAAACAACCAATCATCTATTTTAAAAACAATAGGTGATGCTATAATTTCACCTGCTATGGCTGGAGACATGATTGTACCTATGACAAACGAAAAAATAGCAAATGATTGGACTACACTTTATCAAACAAGTAATGATCCTGTAAAAACTGAAAGAGCATTAAAAGAAATAAATAAAAATTATACAGTTCCAAGTGAAGCAAAAAAATCTATTGAAATAGCTGCTAATGTTTTTGAGGGAGATAAAAATTTATCTAAAAAACAATTAATACAATATGGTAATGCTATTGGTCAAATAGAATCTGAATATCAAACAAATACACCAGAAAATACAACAGTTCAAATAGGTGGTGGACCAGCAAGATCATATTGGCAGGTAGAACCTAAAACTGCTTTATCTTTATTAAATAATTCTTCTGCAATATTTGGACAAAAATTTGAAAAAGCTCTTTCTAATTATGCAAAAAATGGAATGACAGCAGTTCAATATTTATCAAAATTAAATAATCAAGAAATGTCTAAATTATTAGAAACAGACAGTAATTTAGCAGCAATAATGGCTTTAGGTGTAATAGTAAATAGAACAAAATAATATGGCACAATTTGGATTTGGATTAAATATAAACGACACAGCACAGGAAACTGGTTACGATCAGTACAAGACAAGTTTGTTTGAATCACTAGGAGCAGTAGCTGCAGACAACTGGAACTTTAATCCTGTAATGTCTATATTAAATTTAAGAGATGTTCAAACTGCAGGAGCAGAATCAAGAGCAGCGGGTATAATTCCTAGAGATAAAAAATTATTAAATGAAGAATACAGAGATTTAGGATTGCATTTTGAAAGAAACGAATATCAATCAGTTGTTGATATTATGGTTGCAAAAAAGAAAAAAGAAAGAGAAAGACAAAGCATTATGTCAAGAGGTCCAGAAGGTTCTTGGAATCCTTTATCTGGTGGATTTTATGTTGGTGCTGCAAAACTTGCAGTAGGTATTGGTACAAGTTTTCTTGATCCTATAAACATTGGAGCTTCTTTTATTCCTATTTATGGACAAGCTAGATTTGCTAGGTCTATTGCTAAAGCAAAATCAATGAATGTAAAATCTGCTAAAGCATTTAGAAATACAAGATTAAAAAAAGGTGCATTAGAAGGTGCGGTTGGTGCAACTCTTATTGAGCCGCTTGTTTATGGTGTAGCACAAAAAATACAGGCTGACTATGATTTATATGATTCTTTTTTTAATGTTGCATTTGGAACAGTTATTGGTGGTGGACTTCATGTAGGTGCTGGTAAATTAAAAGACATGGGTACTAATGCAAACTTTCAAGCAAGAATTTTAACAAACAGAGAAAATTTAAGTAAACCAGAAGGTGGTGATCCAGAAATAGATTTATACAAAGAATACTATCCAGAAGAAGTGGTAGATCAAATGATGAAACTAGATCAAATGGATGCAGAAACTAGAAAAATTTTATTACAAAAAAGTATAGGAGATATGCAATTAGATGAACCTGTAAATATAGATTCTATTGTAAATGCTGATCCTACACTTAATGGCACATCAACTGCTGAACTTGATTTACGATTAGCAGGAGCAAAAAAAAATCTTGAAATAATTAAAAAACAAACACAAGAAATAATTAAAGAAGGTGGTAGTGGTAAAATTTTTGGAAGTAAAACTAAAGTAAATAAAGCACACTTACAAAAAGCAATTAAAAAATACAATGATTTATTAACTGAAAGAAAAAAATTTGTAAACACTACTAAAACAAAACCTGTAGTTAATGAACCATTAGTTAATACTACAAAAGCATCAAATGAATTAAATATTACTACTAAAAAACAAATAAAAACTTTTAATGATTTAGAGCCTACTCAACAAGATTCTGAATTAACAACAAAAGAAGCAAGATTAATTAAATTAAGAACAAAACAAAATGCTGCTAAATTACCTTTAGATTTTCGTGATCCAATTACAGGAAAAAAAGATACATTATTAGAAAAAACGGGTGAAGAATTAGACGAAGTTAATTCTAAATCTAATGAAATAAAAGAAACAATAGAAGATTTTATTAACTGTTCACAAGGAAATTAATGGCTAGAAACAATAGTTGCGTAACAAGAATAACAAACTCAATAAACAGATCATCAATTAAAGGTGTTGAAAAACAAGAATTAATTAATAAAATTGAACAAGCTGTAGCTGAGAGAAGAAAAACTAATTTAGATCAAGTTGATATAGATAAAATTAGTAAAGATATTACAGAGCAAATAAAAGCAGAAAAAAAAATTAATAAAATTAATGCTGTTAATGATGAAATATTAGTAAGAAAAAAAATAGAAGAACTTTTAGAAAATTTTAAAAATGATGAAGCTGAAGGTTTAATAGCTTTATTAGTTGGATCAAACAAACTAACAATGGGTGGAAGATCATCTGTTTCTGTTGCTCAAAATGCTGCACAAGGTCAATTAATAGCAGCCTTTGATGCAGAGGTTTCTGCTAATAATTTAGATGGAATGTTTGATAAAGCAGATGCAAGACTTCAAGAAGAACTTGCAGTAACACAACAAGAAATTTCTGAAGGAACAAAAATAACAACTGAAAATCCAGATGTAAAAAAATTAGCAGAAATAATGGAAAAACATTCTGAATTAACTAGAGAAGCATTAAATGCAAGAGGTGCTAACATTCCTAAAATATGGGGATACGTTGTTAAGCAAGGTCACGATCAATTTAATGTAAGAGCTGCTGCTAATAGATTAGGTAAAAATTTAGATGAAATAAAAGTTCCAGAAAATTTTAAAGGAAAAGATATAAATTATAATAAAAATTATAATGCTTGGAAAGATTTTATTATGCAAGATTTAGATCAAAACAGAACATTTGCTGGTACAGACAATGTAGATACTTTTTTATTTGAATCTTTTAATTCTTTAGTTGGTAATAAAATACAAATGGCTAATGGAGCTGACAATGTATTTGGAAGTATTGCAAAATCAAATACAGGAAAAAGAGTATTACATTTTAAATCTGCAAAACATTGGTTTCATTATAATGAAAAATTTGGCACAGGATCATTAAAAGAAACTTATTATGGTGGTCTAATGACAGCAGGAAGAAACATAGGAATGTTAGATACATTAGGAACTAAACCTAGAGAAAATTTTAACAAAATTAGAATTGCTATTCACAATAGATTAAAAGCAGAACAAAGAAATCCAGAAAGTGTGGTAAGTGAAACACAATTTAATAAATTTATGAATGTTGTAGATGGTACTGTTTATACTTTTGATGGTGGGGAGTTTGGATTTGCAGTAGCAAAATGGTCTGCAATAAGTAGAGCCTTTATAAACACTACAAAATTAGGTGGTGCGGTAATTTCTGCTGCAGCTGATATAGGTATTTATGGTTCAGAAATGAAATTTCAAGGTAGATCATTTTTAGGTGGTATGGGTGAAGCATTTATTGGATTAGGAAGAATAAAAAACACCAAACAAAAACAAGAAATTGCAAGAGCCGCTGGATTAATGGCTGATGGTACAACTTATGATGTTTCTGGTAGACATCAAGTTGGAGATAATTTAACTAAAGGATGGACAAAAATACAAAGAACATTTTTTAAATACAATTTGCTTTCTTGGTGGACTAACACTTTAAAAGAAAATGCAATGTTAGGTATGTCTAATTATTATGCTAATCAAAAAGGTTTAAGTTTTGACCAATTAAATAAACCATTACAAGATTTTTTTGGATTGTATAATATTGATTCTACTAGATGGGATATAATTAGAAAAACATTAATGACAAAAGCAGATGATGGAATGGAATTTCTTAACATTAGTTCATTAGATCAATTAGATGCTAATGGAAAATTTATTGTATCTGATGCTGATATAAAAAAAATTACAGGTATGGATGATTTAACTCCTCAAGAAACACAAATAGAAAGACAAAAATTTAAATATTCTATATCTGGAATGTTATTAGATAGATCAATATATGCAGTAATTGAACCAGATGCTAGAGTAAAAGGAATAATGACACAAGGAACTCTTGCTGGAACAGGACCGGGAGAAGCATATAGATTTTTTGGTCAATTTAAAAGTTTTCCATTTGCTATTGCAAATAAAGTTTTAGGAAGAGAAATAGCTTTTTTAAAAAGTGGACCAAATCAAAATATAGGAAGAGGTATACAGGGTTTAAGTTCTATTTTAATAACTACAGCTTTTATGGGTTATATATCAATGACAGCAAAAGATTTATTAAGAGGTAAAGAACCTCGTGATCCAAATAAACAAGCAACTATAATGGCTGCACTTTTACAAGGTGGTGGATTAGGTATTTATGGTGATGTATTATTTAAAGAATTTAGAGATGCTGGTTCACTTATTGGTTCAATGGCTGGACCATTCCCAAATACTATTGTTGAACTTGGTCAAGCATTAAAATATGTTTTGAGTACAGAAGAAGGTAGTGGTGCTAAAGCTGGTAAAAAAGCCTATAGAGCAATAAGTAGTAATATACCTTTTTTAAATTTATTTTACATTAAACTAGCATTTGACTATATGATAGGTTTTCAGCTAATGGAAACAATGAATCCGGGTGGATTAAAAAGAGTAGAAAAAAGAATGAAAAAAGAATATAACCAAGAATATTTATTTACAAAACCCTCAATAACGAATAAAGGTTTTTAAGACATGACAGTATCAACAACAATTATTAAGAATCTTTATCCCGGCACAGGTAGTCAAACTAATTTTGTTTACGCATTTAAAATTATTATTGATGCTGATCTTGAAGTAATT